AAGATACCATGCTCGGTGGACGAACTTCTAGAGAAAAAGATTGACACATCAGTTATCGAACCATATAATGTTGCTTTGACAGCGAATGGCTGGTGTTATACCAAGGAAAAGCGTGGATTTCTTCCACAGTTAATGGAAGATATGTATTCTGAACGTTCTAAGGCAAAGAAACAGATGCTCAAACTTGAACAGGAGTTTGAGTATGACAAAGATAATTATAACCTTGAGAAAGAAATCTCTCGGTTAAATAATCTACAGATGGCATTGAAAATTTTGTTAAATTCGGCGTATGGTGCACTCGGCAACAACTATTTCAAGTATTTCGATCTGAGACTTGCCGAGGGTATTACTACATCTGGTCAGTTATCTATTCGTTGGATGGCGAATAAGTTTAATTCGCTCATGAATAAAACTTTAAAAACCAATGATAAAGATTATATCCTAGCAGTTGATACCGACTCGATTTATCTGGACCTTGAAGACTTAGTTGAATCTATGTGTGATGATAAAACAACCGAGCAGAAAATCAAGTATATGGACAAAATATGTGATAGTGTATTCCAACCATTCATTGATAGGGGGTATCAGGAACTGGCTGACTATATGAAAGCGTATGAACAAAAAATGATCATGAAACGCGAGTCACTAGCAGATAAGGGTATTTTCATTGCCAAGAAACGCTATATTTTAAACGTACACAACTCGGAAGGTGTACAGTACGCTAAGCCGAAGTTAAAAGTCATGGGTCTTGAAATGGTTCGTTCTTCTACACCTGCTGTATGTAGAAGTAAACTCAAGGATGCTATACACGTTATTCTAAATGGGGATGCTTCCGAACTGAAGAAATATGTGTCTGACTTTAAAACTGTGTTTATGAGTCTACCTGTACATGATATTTCTAAACCGTCGGGTGTCAATGGTATGGTTACGTATAAAGGCATCGATGGGATATACGCGAAGGGAACTCCTATTCATGTTAGAGGTTGTTTACTGTTCAATCATCACACTAAACGATTGGGTCTAGACAAAAAGTATCAACTTATACAGGATGAGGATAAAATAAAATTCGTCTATGTAAGAAAACCAAACCCATTTCACGAGGATGTCATTTCATTTCAGACACAATTACCACCAGAGTTTGGTTTGGACAAATACATCGATCGTGATTTACAATTCAAGAAGGTGTTCGTCGACGCGCTTCAGATTATGGTCAATCCTCTTGGATGGAATCTAGACGACTCAGCTAATTTGGAAGATTTTTTTGGATAATACAACTTTACTTTTTTACTAAAAGAGGATATAATAAAATGAAAGGATTTAAAGAGTTTACGACTGGCAAAGGTTATGTTAGTCTATCTCTCACGGAAGAAGATGAAAAGCGAATTTTTTCAATTCTTAAAAAATTGAACATTGATAATTATATTAAAGATTTACATCTAACCCTGATGTATGACAGATCAAATCCATCTGTTAGTTATACAACACAAGATACAACATATGACGCAAAAATCGTGGATGTTAAACTGTTGGGTGAACCCGGTACGAAATGGTACTCGATTGCTCTGGATTTAGATTCAGATGAATTACACTCCAGACACAAGGATTTAAAAGAACTTGGATATAAGCACTCGTATCCAAATTACATACCACACTTATCATTGAAATATCTTCCTAGTGATTCTGATATAAATCTTATAAAAGATAATATAGACTTATTCAGAAAATTGGGTAATATCAAGTTTCACAATGAGAAGTTATGTAAAATAATTGAGTGATTTATAAATATATTCGTGGGGTAGTTCCCCACACTAAAACAATCAACACATAAGGAAACACAAATGAGCGAACTATTGAACCGCATTAAATCTGCTGGGACTATTAAATCAACCAGCATCCTTTCTGAATCTCATTTTTTCAATGAGAAAGATCAAGTTTCGACTGATGTTCCAATTATCAATGTAGCTCTATCGGGTAAACTGGACGGTGGGTTGACATCGGGATTGACATTTATTGCTGGCGCAAGTAAACATTTCAAAAGTTTACTTGGATTATTGCTAGTTAAAGCATACATGAAGAAATATCCGGATGCGATATGTCTTTTCTATGATTCTGAATTTGGTATCACACCAGAGTATATCCAATCAAACGGCATCGATGCGTCACGGGTGATTCACGCACCAATCGAGCATATTGAGCAATTAAAGTTTGACATTTCAAAACGCCTTGAAGAAATCAAACGAGGTGATAAAGTTATCATCTTTATGGATTCGGTTGGCAATCTGGCATCTAAAAAAGAAGTAGAGGACGCACTTGAAGGTAAATCTGCCGCTGATATGACGCGGGCAAAAACACTGAAAAGTCTGTTTAGAATCGTTACACCACATTTGACTACAAAAGACATCCCATGTGTTGTGGTAAATCATACATATATGGAACAATCTCTGTATCCCAAGGCAATCATGTCAGGTGGTACAGGACCAATGTATTCAGCGAATACGGTGTTTATCATCGGTAAATCTCAAGAGAAAGATGGCACTGAAATAGTTGGTTGGAATTTCACCATTAACATAGAAAAGTCTAGGTTCGTCAAAGAAAAATCAAAACTGCCATTTTTAGTAACATATGATGGTGGTATCAATAAATGGTCTGGGTTGCTTGATATTGCCATTGATAATGGTTCGGTGAAGAAACCATCAAATGGTTGGTATTCGCGGGTCGATATGGATACAGGAGATATCGAAAGTAAAAAATGGAGAGCATCAGAAACCAACTGTAAAGAATTCTGGTTACCGCTGCTGTCAAGTAAGAAATTCTATGATGCTGTCAAAAATGAATATCAAGTAACAACATCACGAATGCTTTCAGATGACGCCATCGAACGTTTATTGAATCAAAACGAGGATGAAGATTATGAGTAAACTAGACACAATTGAAGTTTTACCAGAATCCACAGGAGGTAGGACACATATTAGATTTACTTCTGGTGAGTTTTGTGATATAGTATTCATGTTAGGTGAAGTATCCTTCTCAGAGGATGAGGAGAAGGATGAATGTGTGATGTCATACAATTATGACATAATCGACAACCCAAATGATATTTTCGATGAAGAAGTGTTTCAGAAATATATTGGCGACCTTTTAATCGAATTGATCCAAAACCAAATCGAGAACAACGAACTAGTATACAATGGCGGAACTAATGCGGATAGAACAGGCGATATTGAGCAATCTGATTGTGAATGAGGATTATGGGCGTAAAATAATTCCACATATAAAGAAAGAGTATTTTCAGGATAGAAAAGAATCGATAGTATGTTCTATCATTATGAAATTTTTTGAGGTGTACAATAAACCTGCATCGAAAGAAATTATAACCATCGAATTGGGCAACACAAAAGGTATATCTGACAAAGAAGTGTCGGATATTACCAATTATGTCAATGCGATGTCGAATGAACAATCAAATCAAGACTGGTTGATCGATGAGACAGAGAAGTTTTGTAAACAACAGGCAGTTTATAATGCGATCCTACGTTCGATAAAAATCATTGAGGGTAATGATAAACAATATACCCAGGATGCTTTGCCGTCAATCTTATCGGACGCCCTTTCTGTCTCGTTTGATAATAGTGTAGGTCATGATTATCTTGATGATGCTGAAGCGCGTTATAATTTCTATCATCTTCAGGAAGAGCGCATTCCTTTTGATTTAGACATGTTTAATAAGATCACGAAAGGCGGTTTGCCAAAAAAGACGCTGAGTGTAGTAATGGCTCCGTCAGGGGTCGGAAAATCTATATTTTTATGTCATGCTGCTTCTAATGTATTGAAACAAGGCAAGAATGTTCTATATATCACCCTTGAGATGGCGGAAGAACGAATTGCGGAGAGGATCGATGCTAATTTATTGAATATATCCCTAAGCGAGATTGAATTTGTTGAGAAGTCAACCTATCTATCTAGGATTCAAAAATTAGCTAAAAAGACACAGGGTAAGCTGATTATCAAGGAATATCCGACATCTGCAGCCCATGCTGGTCATTTTAGGGCGCTGTTGGAAGAACTGAAGATAAAAAGAGGTTTTGTTCCAGACTTCATTTGTATTGATTATATCAACATATGCGCGTCTCAAAGAATACGCGGTGGTTCTGATAAAACTTATACTTACGTCAAATCGATTGCTGAAGAAATTCGCGGACTTGCCGTTGAGTATAATGTCCCGATTCTAAGCGCCACCCAAGTAAATCGTGATGGTATGAATAACACTGACATTGATATGACAAACACATCGGAAAGTATAGGATTACCCCAGACCGTTGATATGTTATTTGCGTTGATTAGCACGGAAGAATTAGATCAATTGAATCAAATTATTGTCAAACAAATCAAAAATAGATATAACGATGTGAATTATTATAAGAGGTTTGTGTTAGGACTAGATAAATCAAAAATGCGTTTTTATGATGTAGAAGCATCTGCTCAAAAGAACATTTCTGATTCTGGACAACCCAAAGATGATACACCGAGCTTCGATAGGGGTAGATTTGGTAGAGGAATGAAATCAGAAACTAACTATAATGATTTTAAATTTTAGGATATGATATGACACAAGTAAAAGAATCTGGTAAATATGAAAACTGTCTTGATATACTTAATACTACATTAACACAAGGTACATTAGCAGAATTCGTTGATGATGAATTCAAAGAAGATTTAAACGGTACTAGTGTTGATCACTGGAAGAAACACTGGATAGGTATGCCGTCATTTGTTCAAGAAGATGACGCGCCTTTCAAGAAGATATACATTAGTTTCCGAAATGAGGATGATTATGATGAATTTGCGAAATTAATCAATCAAAATCTATCGGATAAAACAAAGTCTATCTGGTATCCCAAGTTAGAACGTGATGAAAACACATTGAAGCGTTGGATCGAGTAATGATAGAAAGGATTTATATTCCAACGATTCGTCGTGCGGATATTCAGTATACCTATGATGATTTGCCACCAGAGCTACAGAAGAAAGTAGTAATGGTGGTAGAATCCGGTGAAAGAGAACTATACAAGTATCCATGTGAATATCTTGAATTACCTGAGGATATTGTGGGTGCGCATACACAGTTATCACAAACACGGAAGTTCATTCATTCACATGCTGGTACCATCAAGTATGCCATGATTGATGATGACTTGATTCTAAACAAGAGAAATAGAAAGTATTTCAATCATGAACCAGATATGGAGAAAAGCAAGAGAAAAGCAACACCCGATGAAATTCTCCGTATCTTCACTCAAGCATCCGAATGGTTAGATGAAGAATCAATTGGTATCGTTGGGCTGACTGATGGGATGAATCCACCACCAAAGGAAGAATACTCTGATACAAAGGGTGTTTTTGGTTATCTGTTCTTTGATGGGAACAAGATAGCGCCACTTGTTAAGGATATTGATACATCCATTCGTGTCGCGGAAGATTTGATGTTTCTCTTTGAATGTTTATCCAGGGGTGTTAATACACGAGTATCCAATGAGTTCATCTATTCTAATAAAAGCACAACTTCTGACCTCAGAGGTAAACGCCCAATCTGGGAAGGTATCCAAGACGAAACAACAAAGGACGTATTTCAATTAAAAGAACATTATGATGCTCTTAGATACATTCAGAAAAGATTCCCCGTGGGGTTGACAATCTTTGAAGAAGATGGTATAATGAAAAATGTCAAGCACTGGTCTAAAATCTATAGATCGCGCATAACCTCAAGTCTAGAGAATTTCATATGACAAATCCACAGTACCCAGTATACATCGTATCCAAGGGACGACATGAATCCATGCTTACCTCTCGTTCCTTTGCTCGAATGAAAGTACCTCATTATATTGTGATAGAACCACAGGATGAGGAAAACTATAAGCAAGCACTGATTAACTTTGATCTGAGTGATTTTGTGA